AACGGATAATCCGGTTCTGGATGCCGAAAGATGGGCGGCGGAACAGGAAGAGAAAGTTGAACGCCTGCGTCCAGTCTGTCAGGCGTGCGGACGCAAAATCCGGGACAAATATTGTTACTGGTTCGACCAGGATGATATCGAAACGTGCTTCTGTCAGGACTGCGTGAAGAAACAGACACAGAAGTTATCAGGAGTTCTTGAAGACTTCATCTGCTACGCCGTAGACGAATACTTCACGGAAACGCCATTAAGGGAGGCAGAGTGATGGGAGCACAAGTACAGGTTTATCCCAAATGTCCGATGACAAGCGTTTATTGCTGTTATCGGGATAGTTATCCGCTGGCGAAGGGCAGAACCGTCTTCCGTTGTTCGCGCTTAACTAGCACAGACGGCTACGGTGAAAACAAGCCGTGTCCGTTCAGAAAGATACGACCCGGCGACTTGCCGGAAGTAATGAAGCAATAGAGAGAGGAAGAGACATAAATGTCCTTACCAGTCCCAAATTACCCGGACTACACAGTCTATGAAGATGGGCGGATTTGGAGTAATAAAACGAATAAATTCTTGAAGCCGAATTATACAGAAAGAGGATACGCAAGTATTGAATTATTCAACTCTGATGGTCATAGACGTTTTCTGATTCATAGACTTGTCGCAAATGCATTTATTCCGAATCCGCATAATTTACCACAAGTAAACCATAAAGACGAAAATCCGACAAATAACGCCGCAAGTAATCTTGAATGGTGCACGGCAAAATACAACATGAATTATGGAATAGGTGCTAAAGTGCGGCATCTCAAAATTGATTATACAAAGCCAATCTTTAAGGAAACAGCCATTTAAAACGGCAAGAAAGTTTCGAGGCCAGTTGCAATGATTGATAAATTCGGCACGCCCCTTGCAACTTATGCATCCGCTGTTGATGCAAGCAAAGCAACCGGAATTTATAAGACAAGTATAACACGTTCAGCAAGGTCAACCCATTTAAGAGCGGGCGGCTATAAATGGGAATATGTAAAGGGGGTATGACTTATCAGCTTGCCAGTATTAGTGATGGGCCGGAGCGGTTCAGGCAAGACTTACAGCCTGAAAAACTTCAAACCCGGAGAGATCGGAATCATATCAGTTGAAAAGGGGCGGTTGCCGTTCCGGTCGGAACATAAAGTGGTTCGAGTCCCAAGATATGAAGACTCAGCAGATATTAAAACCTATGCGCAGGCAAACGCGGCAAAGTACGCATGGATTGAACGCGCCATAGAAAAATCACCTGCTTCAAGTGTGGCGATTGATGATAGTCAGTATTTGATGGTCAATGAACTGTTCGATCGGTCCGCAGAGAAAGGTTATGACAAGTATACGGAATTAGCAAAACACTTCCGTGATCTTGTCCACTATATCAACAATCTGAAAGACGATAACAAGATTGTTTATTTTCTTCATCACACCGAATCGGACAGTGACGGAAGAGAAAAGTGTAAGACAATCGGAAAAATGCTGGATGAGAAACTGACCGTAGAAGGTTGTTTCGATATCGTCCTGTATTGCGCAGACCATGAGTTCTGGACGCAGTCGAACGGGATCAGCACCGCAAAGAGTCCAGAGGATATGTTCCCGATAAAGATACCGAATGATCTGAAGGCGGTTGATGTTGCAATTCGAGAATATTACGGAATGGAGGTGAATAATAATGAAGGTTGATAGAAAACGGGTAGACAATACAAACCTTGTAACCGCTTCGGAAGTTTTCACATCGTTGAATACTTTAGAAGTCGAAGTTGGAACAACCGGATATTGTGGCGGTGATGCCGGTCATGGCGCGAGAACATATTTCAGATTAACAGATCTTTCGAGTACCGCTATGAAAATTGAAACCAAAGAAAACAATGAGGTTGTCATTAAACTTTCAGGTGATACGGAGATATCTACATTCATTCAGGCCCTTTCTTTTGCTGAGAAGATGCTGAAAATTCAGGCGCAGTATAACCGATGTGATGAGGTAATTGATTAATGGGTTTTGCTTATCTTCCAGATGGATCCTTGATTGATTACAAAGAGTACATCAATTCACATCCGCACTGGCAAAAGGTACGACAAGCAAGATTCGAGTTTGACGGTGGAAGATGTGTTATATGCCATAAAGATCTGCATGGGCAAGTATATCAAACACATCATCTTCACTATCAAAGATTAGGGCATGAACGGCTTCGAGACGTGATAACACTGTGCGCCGGTTGTCATCACGATTTTCATCAAAGCTGGCAGAAAATCCAATTCTGGAAAGGAAAAGAGGATGGACACTGGGATGTGTTTAATCTTCAGCATACTGCGCAGTTATGCGCTCATTATTGGAGACGCGATCGACTAATCTGCAAAGAAGAAGATGCGCCGAATCTGTGCAGTCGCGATGTATGCCGCCAACTGCTCGATGATTACTTCCGTGATTTCATGCTTGAGAAGCATCCAATCATTGACACAAATGACATTTCATTGTTTGTCAGAAACAAAAGATACGAGTTGTTTTTCGAAGCAGAAGCTAGAGGCTTATCAATAGAAGAGTTCCTCGATGAATATTATGGTCCAAAGATCAGGGGCGGCAATCCGATCAGGCGGGAAGCTGGACGAAAGGGCGGACCATTTGACCACAAGCCTGAGTCATTTCATCGGCATTATTCCGAAAATCAGAATCTTAATTTGTTGATGGAAGAGGTCGACAAGATAGAAGGAACCATCAAAGCGGAAGATGCCGAAATACTCTAATAACAATAGTTAGTATCTTACACCTGTAAGAAGAAATTTTAGGAGGAAATAAAATGCAGAAACCTAATGGATACGATGAAGCAAGGGTCAATGGTGAATATACGCCAATTGAAAAAGGCGGACATTATTGTGTGATTAAGCAGGTATCGGAAACAACAACGAAAAAAGATGGCAAACCCATGATCGTTGTTATTCTTGATTTTTGCCCGCCGGATAAACAGAACGGATATTTTTCATCTACATTTGCTAATGATGACAGACCTGATAAGAAATGGCCATTCGCCGGGACTGTTTATATTACTGTTCCTGATTATCAGGATTCAAATAAAACAAGCCGCAATTTCAAAACATTCTGCTCATGTGTTGAAAAGTCCAACAATTACACAATTACGTGGGGCGGAAATGACTGGGCTAAACAGTTTGCCGGAAAGAAGATCGGTGCGGTTTATGGGCAGGTTGAAGATGAATACAATGGAAAGACATTCATGAAAATATTACCTCGTTATTTTTGCAAAGTTGAATCCGTTGCTGATGCCTCGATTCCTGAACCGAAATATTTATCTGATGAGAAAAAGAGCGGCGCCAGCTCCGGAACCGAAATTGCAAAGAATGATACAGCCGGGTCCGATGGTTTCATGAACGTTCCTGATGGTATAGCGGAAGAAATTCCGTGGTAAGAGGTGAAGGATGATGAAGTGGTCTGATTATATTGACGAAAAAGAGTTAAGACAGACCATCCGAATCCTTAAGCCAAACAATCAGCTTTTTGAAATCCGAATCATAAGCGGACAGGGCAATCAAAAGAAAATCATAAGCGGATATTTCACTTCTGTTGAAACACTAATCAGAGCATTCGATACGGTCGATGTAAGAGGCCGGAATATATACATTACTCTTAATGCTATTAATCCGGCCTGTTACAGCCGCGAACAACATGACAAATTCATCCAGACCACACAAACAACCAGCGACACGGAAATAACGGATTATCAATGGCTATTTGTCGACCTGGACCCGGTAAGGCCGACCGGCATATCATCAACGGCTGAAGAATTGCAATATGCAAAAAATCTCGCCGTTACGGTTCACGATTATCTCGCCGGGCTAGGGTTTAAGGAACCAGTAAGGGCGTTATCGGGAAACGGATATCACTTACTGTATCGAATAAATGTGCCGAATACTGCTGAAAACAAAAATCTGATAGACCGATGCTTAAAAGCATTATCAATGATCTTTGATACTGACAAGGTAAAGATTGATACAACGAATTTCAATCCAAGTCGGATCTGTAAACTGCATGGCACATTAGCGCAAAAGGGCGCAAATACACAGGAACGTCCACATCGTATGAGCCGGATCCTGTTCGCCGAAAAAGAAATCGGCATAACTGGAACGGATCAATTGCGGACGCTGGCAGAAGAGTTGCCGGAAGAACCTAAACCGCAGGACTACCGGCGTGGATCGTCTTCAAGATCTGAGTTTGATCTTGTGGATTTTCTGGGGCGTCATGGACTGACATACAAAGAAGACCATAATGAACGATCTAAAATATTCCGCTTGGATGAATGTCCTTTTGATGCAAGTCATAGGAATGGAGATGCAAAAATATTTCTTTATTCCAATGGCGCGATTGCTTTTAAGTGCCATCACAATAGCTGTAGACAGTATAAATGGCAAGATGTCCGCTTGAAGTTTGAGCCAGATGCATATAGTCACGATGATAATGACGAACGATTTGACGCGGGGTATAAAACGCATAAACAAATCGCGGAATCAGAATCGCAAAACACAACAACAAAACCAACCACTGCAAAAAAAGAGTTCAGAAAATTAAAGACGGCGGAAGCTTTAATGAACAAAGACATTCCGGAGCCAAAAGTATTTATTGGGGTTGGTGATGAATTACCGTTACTAGTCGAAGGAACTTGCATCTTATCCGCAAAACCAAAGCTGGGTAAATCATGGCTTGCGCTTGCAATGTGTTTGGCTGTTGCTAATGGCAAAGATTTTTTAGGATACAAAACACAACGATGCTCTACACTCTATCTCGATTTGGAAACCAGTGAAGCAATCCAAAAGCGAAGAGTTACAAAAGCACTTAATGGCGAGGAAGTCCCGAAAAACTTTTATCTCGAAACTGAAACCGATGCCGTTGATAAAGGTTTCGTTGAACAGATCGAATCATACATGAAAGAAGACCCATCAATCGGGATTGTTGTGGTGGACGTCTTCCAGATTATCCGATCGCCTTCAAAGAGTATGAAAGAGACTGAGTATGAACACGCATACAGGGACATCACGCCATTGAATGAGCTGGCTCAGAAGTATCATATTGCAATCATTTTGGTCTGTCATGACAGAAAGGCTGTTGATCCTGATGACCCATTTGCAAATATTTTGGGTAGCACTGGTTTACAGGGTGCGGCGACTCAGATGATTGTTATGTTCCGGAAGCAGAAGAACGACCCAATCCATATTTCGGTAAAAGGGAAGACTATTGATGGACTTCCGGAACTGAATGTCAAGCTTGAAAATGCGGTGTGGTCCGTTGTTGTGGGTGGTAGCTCGGCAGATCGAGAGCAAGCTGAATTAATGGCGGAATATACAGAATCACAGATCAGGGCGGCGGTTTTGAAGCTGATTGAAAAGTATTCGAAATGGGAAGGACGTTGCAGTAAGTTAATTGAGGACGCGCTTGAAGAAGGGATTGAGATTCTTGATTCACCGAAAACAATAGGCGGTTTTTTACACAAGCATCTTGTGAGATTTCACGCAGTTGATGGGATTGATTTAAGAATTATTAGTAATGGTTCTGGCGCGAAAAGTTATAGGTTTTGTAAATCTACCGTTGATACCGTTGATGACTTTATTGATGTACCGTTGATAGAGTATGAAAACCCTTATAAATCAAGGGTTCCTGAGGAATGGCTCCTATAAAAAGCCATTACCGTTTATTACAGTCTACCGTTGATGGCACCGTTGATAGCACCGTTTATATCAACGGTATCAACGGTAATCAACGGTAATTTTATACCTTCGTAGAAAGGCGAGGTATGAACAAGCAGAATGAAAAGTATTACTCAGCAATTAACGCCTTATGGCAATCCGCCAAAGCCGACAGCGAACCCGCAAAACTCGCCATCGACCTTGCCGTGCTGGTGTACAAATATTACGACACCACCGACATATCAGACCCGACATGGTTGCGCTTCGCCGGTGACATCCAGCAGATAGGGGACGCGCATCCGGCGGAGCGGTCACAGATGTTTCTTAATGAGGTTGCTCACAGCTTGATGCAGATGATTTGCAAAAAGGGGAGGGGAAAAGAATGAGTGTTGCGCCGTGCAAGGATTGTCAGGACAGGGAACCGGGCTGTCATTCGCACTGCATCGCTTACAAGCGTTGGAAGGCGGAACAGCAGAAGGAAACAAAGGAGTATGAAGAGGATAGGAAAGCATTATCGCATCTCGAAGGATGGATGCGTTATCAACAGCAAGGGAGGACATTAAAGAAATGAGAGTAAAGTTAGACAAGGGAGCATTCATGCCAGAGCGTGCGCACATTTTAGATGCCGGATTCGACATCAAGACGCCGGTTTCTATCACAGTCCCGCCGTACATGGCAAGCGAAGGACCGGGTAAGGCCATCATTAACACCGGCGTACACGTTGAGATTCCCAAAGGTTATGTCGGGATGCTGAAGAGCAAGTCCGGCCTTAATGTTAAACATCACCTGATTGGTGAAGGGGTGATAGATGCCGGTTATGTCGGGGCTATCACGGTGAAGTTGTACAACATGAGCGCGGAAGAGTGGCACTTCGAGCCGGGTGACAAAATTATTCAGTTGGTTATTATACCGATATTCACGCCGGAGCTGGAACAGGTTGATGAACTGGCAGAGACGGAAAGAGGTTCGAACGGCTTCGGGAGTACAGGGGCGTAATATGAATTACAAAATGGCGTATCAAAACGGGGTGACTAATCGTGAGCACAGATTCATTGTTGAAAAAAGTATTGGGAGAAAGTTAACGCCCAATGAAATAGTTCATCACATTGATGGGAATAAAAGAAATAATTTTTTGGATAATCTTATGATTATGACGCGTGCGGAACATGCAAGATTGCATTATCGGGAATTAGACAAAAGTAAGCCAGTAATACAAATGGATAAAACAGAAACAATAATCCGCATATGGAAATCAGCCAGAGTAGCGTCAAAAGTTTTGAATTTATATCCGGGAAATATTTCAAAGTGTTGCAAAGGATTATTAAAAACGACAGGGGGATATAAATGGAAGTATGCGGAATAGATTTGGACTTCGAAAAACAAAACGGCTACTTCATAAATGCTGACTGCATGGATGGCATGAAAGAGTTCCCCGATAAGTATTTCGACCTTGCGATCGTTGACCCGCCCTACGGTATCAATATGGGACATACTTGTGGTGTAGGTGGGGGGGGGGTACGACAGAGCGTTCAACGGATATAAAGGTGTACAACGCCGCCCGCACGAACTTAGCAAAGCAAAATTTTATCATCCGTTCGATGATAGCGCGACACCGGACGGGAAATACTTTGAAGAGTTATTCAGGGTATCTAAAGCGCAAATTATCTGGGGCGGGAATTTCTTCCTTGATTATCTCGGTGCTACGTCTTGCATGATTGTATGGGACAAAGGAAGGCGTGGAATGGACCAGGCGGATTGTGAAATTGCTTGGACATCCTTAAAAGGACAGCCGCGAATATTCAATTACAAGTGGAATGGGATGTTGCAAGAGGACATGAAAAACAAGGAACACCGCATACATCCGACACAGAAGCCGGTTGCACTGTATAAGTGGTTAGTCGAGCGATTCACAAAGCCTGATGATATTATCCTTGATACCCATGTCGGTTCCGCTTCCAGTCTGATTGCATTCAAACAATTACAGCACAAGTTTGTAGGATTCGAGAAGGATAAATATTATTTCGATACTGCAACAAAACGTTTTAATTCTGAAACGGCACAGATGAACTTGTGGGACTTTGGTTTTAACCCTTATCAGGAGTAAAGCAATGAGCAAGCCAGACCAACTGAATGATGCTCGACTCGATGCAATGAGATACGCAGTTGAACAAATCAAAAAAACAAGTCTTGAAGAGTTTGAAAAGGAATTGCGTTGGAGAGGTGCGTACAGGATCGGCGCGGGCGTTTCTGCACAGCAGATGAAGAAGTGGATGTATGACAGTGAAAAAATATTATATCCGAAAATGTACGGAGCTTTATTCACAGCATTGCACGATCAATATGGTTTTGGACGGAAAAGATTGAATGTCCTCAATGAGAGATGTTGTGGAAAGATTGAGTTCCTGATTGAGAATCCTCAGGAATGGGAGAACTTCGAAAAGGAACTTGAAAAAATCTTACATGAACCTCTCGAAATGAAATTAGTTAATGCACCAAAATAACAGGCAACACCGCACCGCACTGCGCTTATCACAATTAAATATAACTGACACTACTCAGTATGCGACAGTAACTTATCAACATGGTTTGCTCCGGGTTCTCGGTGCGGCGAGGACTCGGAGGGAAGGAGGTTGAAGAATGAAATGGAACAAAATTGAAGACGGTCTGCCGCCTGCTGGCGTACCGTTAATCGTTTCGGTTGATCGAAATATAAATCATGGATCGCCAAGAACCGTGTTAAGCCCGGTATATTACATGAAATCGTACAGCGCGAATGCGTGGGGATTTTTCGAGTTTGGAGATCTATCACAGCAAATCGGACCGGATTATTTTCCGGTAACCGCATGGGCAAAGTATCCGGATCCGTTCGAGGAATGAACGAGGGCAAACATGACAATTGACGAATTTTGGAAGAAATACAACCATTGTCCGAAATGCATCTGGTATGTCGATCAGGGGATAAAGTGCCGGAATTGTAAGTGGCGGTTATGGAAGAAAGAAGACACTGGACTTGATTTATTCGAACCGACAGATGAAGCAATTCAGGCAATGAACAGAGAGGTGGACGCATGAAGGACATCAAAGAAGCAGTCGGTTCCAGAAAGATACTGACTGCACAGCAGGTCAAAAAGCTCCCGCCCGGCTCTGTCGTGTGGCTTCATTACTACGACAAAGGCGGACAGCACGCCATGACAAAGTTTTACGTGGTGGATAGCTACAAGCGCAAAGAACTTGCGACAGACCCGGACCACTACGGCAACAAGGTGATTAAACGTATCGAGGACAAGCTGGGAGAGTGTTACACGGTGATGAAATGACAAGAAAAGATGTTAAAAAAATAAATGATGCATTCAATGCATTGATTAAGTCATTAAATAACGGCGAAGTGAATATTGATTATAAGGATTTAGGCCCTGAGAGTCCAATGCATTATTTGTTTGGCGATAAGGGATATATGATATCCCAAAAA